CCTTTAGCCTCATCTAAATCAATAATTGCGGGAATAGCCGCCATAAAAAATGGAAAATCTTCTCCGCATATATCAAATTTAATGGCTTTTTCTGTATCTAATAAGTACCACCCTTTTGAATCCCCCGAAAAATCTTGTGGTAACTTACCTTGTTTATATAATAAATAACCTCTTTTTATATCATCAGGAAATAAATTTAACATTTTCATCTTTTGATTCACATCTCTAAAAGAGTCATCAAAAAATTTAACATTAAACTCTACTGCATCACGACCATCAGCAGTTTTAAATCTTGAACGACAATAATTTGGAGGTAACTCTTGAATACTTAATTGATTATTCTTTTCAATTAAATAACCGTAATAGCAACCATTCTTAATAATTTTTAAAGCTGTTTCCCCACAAAACTTTTTAACCCCAAAATTATCTAAAAATTGTAATATATCATAAAAAGTTTTTTGTTCTTTTTTAGTATCTGGTTGATCTATTTTCGCAGTAGGAACTACCATCCAATCATATTTATACATATATGCCATATATCGACATAAACGATTATATATACCACTGACTTTATAAAAATAATTTGAAATATCTCTTAATTCTTTACTATCTTGATTAGCAATAGCTCTTAAAACATCTTCTTTTCTTAGATAACTATTGTCAATATTATCTAAATCCCCAAGAGATAATAAAGCGTTACTAAGTTGTTTTAATCCTACTTTTATTCTTTTATCTTTTTCTTTTCTTGCATAATCAGTTAAAGGAGTTCCATAGTCTTTTTCAGATAAAGGAATATCTTCATAAGTATTATGAGTCATATCAAAACCTTTTTTACGAATTTTTTCCATTCGTGTTTCTGAATGTTTTTCTTGAATCAAATTCTTAATACACCTCATTTCTCTATTTTAATTATACCAAAAATTTTTACACTAAGCAACTTTATCTTTAGCTTTCATTAATATCCAGCTGCCTTCATAATATAATCATAATTAATTCTATTCTCATCCCAATAGGGAATTGCAACTAAATTAATATTATGTTTTTTACAATATTCTCTTTTCTTCATATCATTAAACTGCTGTTTCTTTAAACCTTGTAAACCACCAAATTTTGATTTTGGTTCATAATGTTGTATACCTTGATACTCAATTAAAAAGTCTAAATCTCCGTCATCATCAAATATTGCAAAATCAAATCTTAAAGGTCTACCTAAATTACTGTTTAAATCAGGAAAAGAATATTCTTCTTTAAAATTTAACTCTGCCGCAGTTAATATATCATAAATTTTAATTTCTCCTCTTGAGGCTCTCAATCTTTTCTTTCCTCCTTTTTTGGAGTTTCTATACTATTAATATATAAAAACTCCAAAATATCTTTTAATTATTATTGACCATTTTTTATTAAGAAAAGAATATAAAATCACTAATATCTCTTTTCTTTCTTTTTCTTTTTCTATCTTCATCTCTTTTAATATAATATAAACCATATAAAAAAGCAGAAAATTTATCTTTTTTAATATTACGAGAAGACTGTTTTAAAATAATGTTTTGACCTTCATTTTCTTCTACTAAATTTCATTGATATTTATATTAATGCGTAAAATTAATACCATAAAATATATTTATGCTATATGTTACCATATAGATTAGACTATGTCTTCATCCTATTGCTAGGAGCCTTCCATTTCGATTTAAGGGATTCTCACCCACACCATTAACTTGTGCCCTACTCCTATTGAGGCTTCTCATCCTCCTACGGGATAGTCGTTGAACATTCTATTTATATTTCTAATATGACTGACGCATTTTTGCTTTTGTATAAATATATAAATAGCTTTGCTGCAAATTGTCCAAAAAATATTTGGATTTTCTTGCAATTAGAAAGGTTATTATTCTTAATTATTACTAATTAAGCTGCCAAATCTCTTAGCATTTGTTCTCTTAGAATAGTAGTATGAACAAAAGGTCTTAATTTATCATTTCGCTGTTCTGGGGACATATTTTGTCCTACTTTTGTTTCCATTAGTTTCATTTTAGCTTGGTTTTCATCAATTAAAAATTTAACTTTACCACTAGACATTTGTGTTTGAGCATAAGAATAAGCTTCTGTATTGATTGGAGCATTAGCTTTTATTAAAAACATAGCATCTTCTTCTACATCTGCTCCACGAATTTTCTTATATTGATCCATAATATCAGCGGTTGTTCCACCTTCAACTCCAAATGGAGGTAATACATCACCCGTCTCAGGGTCAATTTGAGAACGAGTCATAAAATCAATTAAACCAACCCCTACATTATATTCTATTTAGATCGCAACATCTAAATACGTTCTCTTATGAACTGCTTATAGTTTCCTATAAGATTAGACTATATCATCATCCTTTAAAAGGACGCTCTCCATTTCCATTAGCATTAGCTTCTAATGTACTCCCCAAAGGGATAGTCGTTGAACTTTAATTAAGAATACTTAAAATTATTTTAAATTATAAATTTTTAGTTATTTCTTTCCAAGAATGTCTATTTTTAATTCGTCCAATCTGGTCTGGATGAACTCCAAATTCTTCTCCTAAAGAGATATTTGTTTCTCCATTATTAGATCGAATAAAAATTTCTTTAACTTGTTCAATAGTTAATTTAGAAGCTCCATTAACTTTAGCTCTTAAATTATTATTAATAGCATGATCAATATTTTCTTGACAAGTTGTCCATTCTAAATTACTTAATTTATTATTTCTTTTATTTCCGTCAATATGATTAACTTGTAAATTTTCCATTCCTTCAACAGGGTTAAAATTTTCAAGAATTAATCTATGTACTGAATATCTATGTCTTTTTCCATCGTCAGACATCATTTGGACTTTTTCATATCCATCTTTATCTAATTGGGGTGATAATGTTTTATTTGTTCTAGCACTATATATAGTACCATCATCACATACATAGTAATCATAAATTAAATTATATTTACAAATTGTAATTTTTTTTCTTTCATCTTAAGCCTCCTATAAAAGCTTCAAGTATTCTTAATTCTTAGCTGCTGATTAGCATATTCTATTATAGAACTTAGCTTTCCAGCAATTAAAAGAGTTTGCTTATATCATTGCTGATATAAGGGACTAGTTGTGTTAATCCATTAGCATCAATAGCTAATACTCTTGCTTTATAGCGATAATATAATCGTTTTAAATGAATAGCTTGTTCTTCAAAGTGTTCTGCTTCAAAGGTAAAAATATTAACTAAGCTTTTCATCGCCGCACCTTGAATTTGTGGACATACTTTAAAGACAGCTACTTCTGTTGTACAACCAATACGTCCTACATCGACACCTAGAACATAATAAGTTGTTTTAGTACTTCTTCCACTAGCTTCATTTTCTGGCTGATTTAATACTCTATATTTATCAAATTTTTCTGCAGAGTAGAAAGCATTTTCTACATCTCCGCTCCATTTACTTCTATATTCTCTGTCAAAAGAATCCTCATTAAAAGTCCCTTGTAATTTTAGTTGCCTTACAAAATCAGCATTCAATAGCCCTTCAGCAACTGGAGTTTCATAAGTTCCGCCCATAATCATACAAGCATCTGGTTCAATTAATGATTGAATTAATAATTCAATTAACTTTTTATAAGCAAATGAATTCTTCCCATATTTTTCTATATAATACGCTACTATTATATACGTTCTCTTATGAACTGCTTATAGTTTCCTATAAGATTAGACTATATCTTCTAATACTTATTGTATTTGTTATTCTTTTCCACTATCAATCGCTTATAGTGTACTCCCTTGCGGGATAGTCGTTGAGCACATTATTTTATTATCTCTTTAAATGTTTCCAAGTTCTATTATGAATAATACTATTGATAATATTTTTTGTCGCATTTGGAACTTCTTTTAAAATTTCTTTTGGAGTATAGCCTTTTTTATTTAATTCAATAATTTTTTTAGCTTCTTTCTCTGAAATTTTATTATTAGGATGATTAGTTCCTTTTTGTCCAAAAGTAACATTTAAATTATTATCTCTAGCATGTTTTAGATTTTCTTTACAAGTTACCCATTCTAAATTAGATAAAACATTATTGCTTTTATTCCCATCTTTATGATTAACTTGCATATTCTCCATATTATCTATAGGTTTAAAAGCAATCATTAATAATCTGTGTATTCCAAAATGGGAATACCCATTTCTATCATTTTTAAGAGAAATAGTAGAATATCCATCTTTATCCAATGAAATTTTCATATACTTCTTAGTATATTTACTCCAAACTCTACCATCTTTTTCAATAGCATATAGATTTGGCTTTATTTTTGAATATTTTATATCTTTCATTGTTGGTATCCTTTCTATATTTAATAAAATACTTCGCTGCTGATTGGCATATTATTTATAGTTAAATAACTTAGCGTTCCAGCAATTAGAATAATTTATCCTGAGCCAAAGAATTCTTAACCCAGCTGTAGTAATATAAATTTGACTTTTATTAACCATTTCTTCTGGTGCAGAGCCTCCGCCCGGCAATCGTCTATCAACATTGGTTGTAGGAATAATTATTTCATTAAGAGCTGTTTGATCAATAAGAACACACTCTTCCATTAGTCCCAATTTGTTATCGTAAAGGCTTTTTATCCTTTACTTCTTATAGTTTCCTATAAGTTCAGCATATCTTTTCAATTTGTTAGGTAATTGTTGCGGACTCGTGGGTATATTATTCTTGCGTCAATACCTATGCGTTGCACCTGGCTTACGCCTTCAGTTCTGATTCCCTTGCATAATAAATATGTTTAGGGTTCCAGTTTTTTTCCGCAATTCGGGCAGATTAACTATGGAGGTGTCTTTTTTCCCAATCTTTAATAAAATTAAGATAAGTTTCTTTATTAATTATTCGACTTACTCGTTTTCTATCAATATTTAATTCTTTTGCAATTTCAGTTTGAGTCTTTTTTCCTTTGTTATCTAAAATATAATCAACAAGAGCTTGTGTGATTTGTACTTTAGACATCTTTTTAGCTGTTCTATCAATAGGGAGTTGATTTAAATATTTTTTCTTTTTTTCTTGATCCATTTGGATATATGCTTGATATTCTTTTTTGTAAGTTCGTCCACTTACAATATTTTGAACTAAATCTTTTGTTACTCCACAAGCTCTTCCACAAGTTGCTTGTGAAATATTGTTAAATTCAATTTCAGCTAAAATACAAAAAACTTGAAATTTATTTAATTTTTTTGTATAATTGTTTTTATAATTTTCTTTTAAATAATCTTTCGTAATTCCTACTTGTTGAATTAATGTTTGAAGTTTTTCTTCTGAATATTGGATATGACTTAAAACATCTTTTTTCATA